TACACCTGTTAAAAAAACCACAGATACACCTGTTAAAAAAACCACAGATACACCTGTTAAAAAAACCACAGATAAACCTAATAACACATGGAAGCCTAAAGGATTACCCCCTACACCTTTAGTCGAAAGTAAAATACCTGAACCCAATGTCGAAATGATGGAACAAGAAAAACCACCTGTCTTTGATTTTAATAAAAAATAATGGAGGTAATAAAAAAATATAAATTAATTATTATAGCCGTAGTAAGTGTGTTTATTTTGATTTTGAGGAGAGTGAGAAATGAAAAATGATAACGTATCTTAAAATAGGGTCTGGGTCTTGGTCTAGGTCTGGGTCTAGGTCTGGGTCTGGGTCTAGGTCTAGGTCTAGGGCTGGGTCTAGGTCTTGGTCTGGGTCTTGGTCTTGGTCTAGGGCTGGGTCTAGGTCTAGGTCTGGGTCTAGGTCTGGGTCTAGGTCTGGGTCTAGGTCTAGGTCTAGGTCTGGGTCTTGGTCTGGGTCTAGGGCTGGGTCTTGGTCTTGGTCTAGGGCTAGGTCTGGGTCTTTGTCTTGGTCTTGGTCTGGGTCTAGGTCTAGGTCTTGGTCTAAATAATAAAAAATAAGGAGAAAAAAAATGAATAAAAAAGAATTAATGACAAAAAAATTAGAGATAGAAAACCAACTTAAAGATATGGAGAAGGAAGAGCCTAAAAATCATTTTTTTAATATTGGTGAGAACTATCTAATTAGGACTGTCACCTTTACATTTTTAGGGAATCTAATAGCAGTGGGGGATAAAGAGCTTTTATTAGGGAATGCCTCTTGGATAGCTGATACTGGGCGGTTTAGTAATATGCTTAAAGATGGCGTTGTGTCTCAGGATAGTTCAGAAATAGAACCGTGTAATACTGATATTGTTATTGGTCGAGGGGCTATCGTTGATATGATTCCGTACAACCATGAATTACCCACAAAACAAAAATGATAACGTATCTTAAAATAGGGTCTGGGTCTTGGTCTAGGTCTGGGTCTAGGTCTGGGTCTGGGTCTAGGTCTAGGTCTAGGGCTGGGTCTTGGTCTTGGTCTTGGTCTGGGTCTGGGTCTGGGTCTGGGTCTGGGTCTAGGTCTAGGTCTAGGTCTTGGTCTGGGTCTTGGTCTTGGTCTAGGGCTGGGTCTTGGTCTTGGTCTTGGTCTGGGTCTGGGTCTGGGTCTTGGTCTTGGTCTAGGGCTAGGTCTGGGTCTTGGTCTTGGTCTAGGGCTAGGTCTGGGTCTTGGTCTAAATAATAAAAAATAAGGAGAAAAAAAATGACTGATTTAACAAAATATGATGAGCAATTTAAAACGATAGTGATTGAGGAAACAGAGAAGAAAGAATATAAGAATTTAGAGGATGGGGACTATATAGCATATCTGACAAGTCTTGAAGTTAAAGATTATGGGCATGGTGACACGCTTGTTTGGGATTTCCAAATAGAAAATGGCCGTAAGGATAAGAAATTTACATCATTTGATAAAATACAGCAAATTAAAAAAGACTTTGAAATACTTGGATGGAAAGATGATTCTGCCCCTTTATCGGAGCTTCTACCTGGAATGTCGAATTACGTCAAAGAATGTATAGAAACTAAAAACCCTGTAAAAATCAAATTAAATTATTCAACTAAATCCTGGAAAAATAATGAAGGCCAAAATAAAGAAACCCAATACAAAAACATTAAAGGATTAGCAGACTAAAACAAAAGGAGAATTAAATGTATAGAGAGAAAGGACTAGAATCTTATAAAGGTACAATGAAAGATTTTTTAGAAAAGATAAAATTGGAATGTACCAAAGAAAATAAAAAAGATAGGTTAAAATCCGAAAATGAATATGATTTTAATTGCCTTGTTACAAATGTATACGTTAACGATTCAAATTTAATTAAAATGAAAATGAGTATTAATTAATGTCGGACAAAGTAACAATAAAACAACTTTCTGAAATGTTTAATACCCTGTCCATTTTTTGCCAAGATTTGGACTCTCGTGTAAAGACCCTAGAGAGTAAAAGAGTGACGTTTAAGAAACCTACGATTGATGAGTTATCAGAATATATGCTGCTTATGGTTGACTCAATAGGGCTTATTAATTTCAACCATAAAGAAGAGGCATCAAAAATGTTTGATTATTATGATTCTCGCAATTGGGAAAATAAGAAGTCTACAATCAAGAAGTGGAAGCCTGTCGCTCGAAACTGGTTAAGAAGCTACAAGCAATTTCGGAAAGATACTCCATCAGGTAGCCCTAAATTAGGGTTTAAGAATCAAATTAGCGCAGAATCAAAAGAGAGGTTTATAGGTGAATAAAAGTGACTTTGGGGACTTATTGGAGGAGCTCGCTGTTTCCAAAAACGTAACTGTTGACGATAAGACTTATGGAGTGTATTACCGCCATTTAGGGAAACTCCCCTATATATGTCAGGTTTTAGAAAAAGCTGCGACAGATAAATATTTTAAAGGGTTCCCAGAAGTGTCAGATTTGGTTCAACAACACAACATCATTGCACAAGCTATTCTATATAAAAAATCTAAAATAGAGGAGGTTCCCAAAAACACATCTGCCTTATCCATACCAAGAGATAGGTTTGCATTCTGCATAGACGCATTCAATTACCTTAATTTATCCAATACAGGCGTAGAGGAGGCCATTGAGAAGGGAAAGATCACAGTTCCTTTTAATTATTCTAAATTGCGAACTAAAGAAAAGGTAAGAGACCTTTTACAGAAGTACATTTCTATGGAATTAATGGTAGAATTAAAAAGAGTTAATTCAAATAATATTTTTAAGGGGTCATCAATATGATCTCAATATGTGGGATTGACCCAGGTAAACAAGGTGGCCTTGCGTTTAAGGATGGGAATAAAGTTCAGGCTGTTTCTTTTACTAAACTAACAAAGCCAGAAATAGCTTATACATTAAGGGAGTTTATGCCTCAAAAAGTATACCTTGAAAAAGCACAACCAATGCGAAAACCTGCAAAAAAAGGGAAGCAAGGACCTCCCCAAGGGGTGGTCTCAGCTTTCACATACGGAGAAGGGTTTGGTCATTTAAAAGGTATATTAGATACTTTAGGAATTCCATATGAGCTTATTACGCCAAGAACATGGCAAACAGCTTTAAACTGCCTAACAGGAGGGGACAAGAACGTATCCAAGACAAAAGCACAGCAACTGTTTCCAATGGTCCCTAAAATAACACATTACATCGCTGATGCGTTATTGATTATGGAATACGGTTGTAGACTCGAAAAACAAGGAGAATGAAAATGACAAAAGTTACTCTTAAAGATTGCGAAACAAAATATAATAAATTATGTCGTCAACTTGAACTTATAGCATTTTCCAATGGTGATAATGAACACCATAATTTTTCAGCATTAGAAAAAATCGAATTAGTGATTAATGAATGTTCCAAAAAAAATGAAATGCAATAATTGTAATCACAACATATCACCAGTTATTATTCGTACAGAGAAAGGAAGAGTTAGGGTTGTATGCCCTAACTCTAAGTGCGGGATGATAACAGGTATATATTCTACTGAAACAGATGCATTATCCGCATGGAATAGGATAAACATGATACTAAATTTATATAAAGGAGAAAAATTAAATTGAATAAAAAACATAAAAAAATAGGATTATTTGGGTTGATTTTGGGAAGTCTTATCAAAATTCTGTTCTTCACCAAGAAAAAACCAAAACCACAAAGAGATATATACAAAGATGCTCCTGAATATATCCACCAAACTTCAGATCAAGAATATGTTGAAGTTGACGCAACAGATAAAACCCCAAACTTCACGCACCCTAATGACAGATACATTCATCCTAATGATAGGAATGAGGATGACGTTATTAGATCCCCTGACGGCTCCGCTTAAACACAATTTGGTTAGAAAGAGTTAGAAGATAAGATTTTCTAACCAATTTTCTAACCAAATGCATGTTTTTTATAATAAAAGATGTTAATTTATGTTAAATTTATCCATAAATATTTATAGTAATTTGAACTCAAATTGAGTGGTGTCCCCGAGAGGACTCGAACCTCTGACATCTGGATTAGGAATCCGAAGGTCAAATAATCCTAAAAACCCAATATTTGAGTGTAAATCAATTTAATAATATAACAAAAAACAACATATTCTAACCATTTAGCTAACCAAAAAAGACTTTTATATCACATTATATTAAATAATTAGTCTATTTTTTAAGTGTATCTATGAATTTTTGGAGTACCTCAATCAGTTGTTTTTCAAACTCTGTAACTGATTTTTTAAACTTCGTTGATTCCTTCGCATTATCAATGATGTCATCAATCTTTTGGAAGAACCTTATTAATATCGGGAAAACAACTTTAGGACAATACTTGGTTATAAATTTGACACCTAATTTATCAATTATTATCCACCCCAAAGCTCCACCTGCTACAGTTGCTCCTGTTGCTATTAATGTATTTATCATATAAACCTCCTGATTAATTAAAGTCAACGACTTCAAGCTCCCAGTCCTCGTCCTTAACAAAGGATTTGAGCTTCTTATACGCAGACCCACTTGCAAGTACTGCGCTCTTATTTCCCAATACCCCAAACGTTGACCCTGGGAGAATGCATCCTCTTGTATGATCTACTGTATTACCAGTATGAATCAAAATATGGGTTCGATTAGGGACATTGGTAATTTCATAGGCATCTGGGTACTTAGGGGAACTATACTTAGTTACAGTATAGGTACCAGATGGTATACAGCTAACACAAGGCTCATTATTACGCCAAGGCAGCTCAAATGTAAGCATTAAAATAAGTCCTGTCGAGTCATCTCTTAGAACCCCTTGTGTGCATTCTTCTGAGTTAGATAATCTAATTAGTTTTAATTTTTTCATGAGTCAATTTCCCTTTAATAAAGATTCTTTCAATACATCCAATTTCCCGCTGTTCGTATTTGTAAGGCTATAAATCGTTTCTAATTTTTTATTCATTTCATCGATACTTTTTGAATTCGATTCAATGCTGTTATAAATCTCTTTCTTGTCCTCTTTGTACATTGATCGAGTGGTTAAGCAATCCTTCACGTACATTGATATGATACCAATAGAGATGTACATCCATATATTTGAGGTTTGGAACTCTATCATTTTAATGCCTCCCGTGCCTTTCTCTTTCTTTTAAAAGAAATTCTTTTTGACTTCTTATACAGATCATATAAGTTTTTTATTTCTTCCCGATTTTCATCTCTTAACTCAGGGTTTCTCCTTATTTCTTTCTTTAACCAATTAATCTCAGATTTAATATTTCGGGCCTCTTCATCAGATAAACGGTTAAATTTATTTAGTAATTCACGGGTTTCATACTCATATACCTTTCCACCTAAAACTAAATTCATTGCCTTAGATAACCCTGAGTTCCCTTTATATTTTTTACCTATAATCTTATCTATCTCATTTATAGGTCTAAATAAACGAGCTAAATGATCTATCCGAGCAGGGACTTTCCTCCATAATAAATCCTTTTCCCCTCTGCCTGTAAACCCTTCTTTCAATCCTTTATGCTTAGTAATTTTTTTACCAAAAAAGAAATTATAGTTGGCTAGTTGCTCTGTTGGGACTTTTATAACAGGGGACACCATATTTAACAGCTCTTGCGCCCCACCAGAAAATTTATTTAGGTCGGCAACTGGTAAAAATCCCTCTAACTTAATATATCTGACCTTCCCATCTTTATTCCCTACGTGTACAGGAGCTGAATCTTTTAGCCACTCAGGTATAATACCTTGTGTCTTATCATCCCCTGTCAAAATCTCAACATTATTTTTAGCTTTAATAAGTTTCGATTGTCGTGCAGGATTTTTAATTAAAGTTTCTAGTTGGATAGGGATATTTTTACGAGTGAATGTGTAAAATGGCATCGCCCTTTTAAACACTTCTTTTTCTACTGTAGTTAAGTCTTCATAGTCAAAGAGGTATTTTTTAACAGATTCACCAGCCTCAAAGGAACTAAATCCTTCTTTCCTCTTAGCAATAAAATGAGCTAATTTAGCGTTTCCTTCTACCGCATCCCCTGCTGCGCCCCCTACTTTATTCATTGCTGTACCCAGATATTTAACATCTTTTTTAGCTGTAACTAATCCTTTACCTCCCTTTTTCAAAGCGTCCATTGTAGACATAATTTCAGATTCAATTGATTGTGCTATATCCCCTGATAAATGGCCTACTCTAGATAATCCTTGCTCTCTATATTCTTTCACAATCTTCTGCTCATCAGGCGCTAGATTCTGTACCCCTTTTCTTAATCCAAATTGGATCTTTGATGCTTTTGCATAATCAAGGGGATTATTTACCCCTGCGATAGAGTTTTGCCATACATTAGATACTGAATTTCTAGTATGAAATGCCACATTCCAGTAAGTAGCTGTAGATTTCCACATATTTTGTGTAGTGTCAAAAAGTTTCCATGCTTTATTTATCTCTTCAGGATTAACTAATTTTTGTCGTGTAGCATCTATATGTTTAACGATTTCAGGATGGAAATATTTACCTGCTAATTCAGGAGCTGTAGACTCCATATAATCAACCCCTTTAACTGTTTTAGGGGTTTTACTTGCAAATTGACTTACATTCTTAAATAGCTCATCTCCACCCACCACTTTAGCTGTTCTCATCCCTTGGATAGCGATCAATTCTGGCAATTTAGCAGAAAATACCGTATCCCCATATGCTTTATTAATATCAGCTATACTTGCTTGTGATAATTGACCAGATTCTTGTAATTCACCTATTTTCTTTTTAATGGCTAATTTCTTAATTTCTAATTCTGATATATTCGGGTTTATTTTTTTTGAAGAAGATCTTATATAATCTAATTCACTTCTCGTAGGATTAAATTTATTTATTTGCTTCCCATTTTGAAACACTTTCCCAGTCTTCGTAGACATAACAAATTCTTCACCTGACTCATCAGTGTATTTTAATATCGTTCTTTTAATGTCAGATGGTGATTTAGTGGTAAATTCTCTTGCTTTTACCCCTATAGCATTCTGTAATTTAGCATTCTTTTTAACTGAAACATGAGGTAGATACTCATAACCGTCTTCCCCTATAACCTGTTTCCCTGTAGGCCCAACTTTTTGATATGTAGATTGAAATTCATCTCTTGCTTCTTTAGCAAGAATACCACCTTTAGATGTAACTTCACCTTTAGTCTCAATTGCATTTGTTATTTTAGAGATTGCATCATCATCTAACCCTTCATCTTTAAACGCCTTATGAATACTTTTAGATTTTTCTAATGTTGTGAATTCCGCACTTCTTTGTATATTTTTAGCTTTAGCAGAAGCTGTTAAATATTTATTCCATTCAACAGGATCAACCCCTTTAGGTCTAAATTTAGGGGATACATACTTTAATTTATCAATTACTTCAGAGATAGGACCTAAATCTTCACGAATAACCTTCCCTGCTTTCCCTAACCCCTTAGCAATAGGTTCCGCTACATAACCAGACCCAGGGATCTTATATTTACCTGCAAGAGTTAAGACAGCCTGACTATCTTCTGCCCCCTTAAATAAACCAGTCCCCTTACTTGCTGCTCGTTTTGCTTTTAATGCTTTACTAGCGGAGGTTCCTCCTTTAACCAGTTTGCCGGCTTTACCAGCCAACCCAAGCCCTACCCAAGAAAGAGGATCAGCTGCGACATCCAATCCAAATCCTGACACTGCTGTTGCTACTTTTCCAAGTTTTGATTCAGGATTATATTTTTCATTTAATATATTCCCAAAAGATTTTTTTTCTTTTAAAGTTAAGCCATCTATATAATTTTTAGCATACTCATGATCCCCTTTAATTACTGCTTGATAAACAGTATTAGCAACCCCATACCCCAGCCTATTAGTCTCATCTAATAATCTGAATAATAAATTTTCTTTATCTTCTGGAATCTCCCCTTCTTTTAGAGGACTCTTTTTAACACTCTCTGCCATTTTCGAGAATGTTAAACCAGGCTTTTCTTTTGGTATATCTTGATTAATTGCAGTTAAAAAATCCTCTCCAACTTTATCATCTTGATTAATTACATTTAAAAAATCTTTTCCGATATTGTCGCTTTGATTAATTGCAGTTAAAAAATCTTGACCAACTGACATTAATTATATCCGTTTTCTTTAGCCATTTTACGTTCATCAGGGGTTAATTTTCGGCCTAAGTTTTTTTCCAAAGATTTAATCGTTTTAGTTTTTGACTCACCCCCTCTAAATTTCATTTCTTTATTGGGTACCTCTTCATTAAAATCTTCTTCTTTAAATGTACTAACTAAATTAGCTGCTTGTATATCCCCTGCTGTTTTCGCCATCATTGCTACGGCTGCCTTGGCTTCTTCAAATGAATAAGTATTGTTCATAAGGTTAGCCATAGCCCCAAAAATCTTATTTTCAGTTAAACTCGCCCCTTCTTTAACCCCTGAATCTAAATTTATACTGATCCCTGTTTTTGTTTTTTCGAGACCCACCAATGAATCATCCGACAATCCTTTCTTTTTAAAAATATCATTGGCATCTTTCTCTGATACTCCCCACTGCGCTGCTAATCCTTTCTTAACATTCCGTAATGGCACCTGCTCTGAGTAAACACCTCCCCCTTTCTCTTTGTTAAAATATAAACCCATGTCTTTTATCCCTAACGAATTTTGATATTCTTTAAGAATAGAATCATTAGCCACTTTATCTTTAAAATATGCATTTCCAGCAGCCTCATTTAAAAATCCTATTTCAGATCCCTTGTCTACAATTTGTTTGATATAAGCAAGCCCTTCTTTTCTCTTAGCTCTTTTTTCTTGCTCTTTTGCGATCCTAGTTTGAATTCCTTTCATGTAATTATCTACAAATGAACTCCCAATCCCTGATACTTGATTATATAAATCTCTGTTTGCTGTTAATGACATAAATTTCCTCCTTTAATTTTGCAAATTAAGCAAGACCACCTGACATATATGACCCATACAATTGAGCCCCAGTATTTAATAAACCTCTATAAAATGCACCTTGTTGACCCGCTGCTGCTGTATGATATTCCCCTGCCTTCGTTAATGCCCCTAATGCCATTTGTTGGCCTGCTTGTGTTATCCCTCCCATTTGTGAAGCTGCACCTAATCTAGTATTAGCCCTAGCTTGTGCCATAGAAGTCCCTAAATTTGCAAGTTGTGAAGCCCCTGTCCCAATTATTCCTTGTCTCGCTTGTCCAAAACCTACGCCAATATTAGCGATATTGGTACCTGTTTGAGATAACTGCTGCATTCTAGCTCTATTTGCCTGACTTGCAATTAAATTTCTGTTTAACGCTTCGTTGACGAATAAGCTTGCTTTTTGGGTTCCATGTTGCGCTTCTAAATCAGCCACTGAAATTCCAAATTGTTGTTGTACGGCTGCCTCCGACCTAGCTAACCCAGACGCATCTGTAGCAAGTCCCGCCCCTGTTCTTTCTTGAACCCCTGCACCTGCTAATCCCATTTGCTGTCGTGTTTGAGTTCGTGCAGATAAACCAGACTGTGTTATCCCTGCCTTTTGTCTCGCAAGATCTGTGGATAATCCTACTGCTGTTTGTCCCGTTCGCTCTTGGATACCAGATACTTGTCCCGCAGCAGCAAACCCTTGTTTAGCTAAACCAGAAGTTTCACGATACCTTCTGTCCGCTTCCTCTGCACTGATTCTTTGAACCCCTTGCTCTTGTAATTCCATCATTCCTCGACCCGATAAGAAATTACCTCTCGCTTTTTGGGAACGAACTGCATACTTTTCAAGTTCGGCTAATCTGAATTCATATAAAGGAGATTTTTGAACATCATTAGGATCACCATATGCAGAGGTGAAATTATTAATTTCTTGCTCTGTAGCTAACCCTTGATAGATTCTCTGTTGTGCTAATGCTCTTTTGCCTGTATCAGTATATGGTTGTAATGGCTCAATGGCTGCATCCCTAAAATTAAGCAATGACCCCATTGAATCTAAAAACCCTTTGTCTAATTCTTCTTTAGAAACAAACCCTGATGTTATTATGTCTTCTAATATCTTAGATTGCTCACTTTCTATCCGATTAATAGCTAGATCTCTAGCATCTAAGCGATCTTGTCTTGATATTGCCCCCTTAGCTTCTAAGTTATTAAGTATTTCTTCTTTAGTTTGAGCTAATTGTCCAGAAGCATTTGTTTTCCCTTGTTCCAGGGCTTCCAATGATATCTTCCCTGCATCCACAAGAGTTTGAATCTGATCTGGCTCTGACTTATCAATTAAATTCATGATCTTAGTATCAAGATCTCGTAACCCTTGCTCAACCCCACCTTGCGTTTTATTTAATTCTTCCAGTTGATCTAATTGAGCCTTAGTAATGATTCCTTTTGCTTCTGCTTCTACTAATTCGAAATCAGCAATGGATTCTTCTTTTGCTTTATTCAAATCCTGGCGGACTCTTTCCGCTGCATTTTTAGCTTCTTCTGCCTGTTCCTCTAAAATCTTCGCTTGCCGTTTCATCTCATCCGCACTAGTTTTACCCGATATATCATCCAATAAATCTCCTGCTGGGTCTATCCAAATATCAAGGGGATCAGCAATAAACTTCACACTATCCTTTACAACGTCTCCCAGTGTATCTCTTATTTGACCACCTATTTTTTTGAACTTTCCGAATATACCCATCTTACATTACCTCCTTGATATAATATCTTCTATTTTGGCATCTGTTACGTGGTATAACATATCGTTATCCTCCCCCTATTTATAGATGTGCTATTAAAATCAGTGCCGTCAAAAATACCGCTCGCCGTTCTTGTAATCGTTATTCCATTAGTTTCGTCATATTTACAAGAATCAATTCCTCCAATACCAAATACTTCGGATAAATCATCTTTGTAAATAATTAAATGAATGCTTGATATTCTTTTTATATTGACGTTTAAGTTAAAAGCAACAACTTTAGTCGCATCAGAGTCCATATTCCATGTGCCAATGTCTTTGACATGCTGATTAATAATCATAGACCCAGACTGCTTATTAGCAATTTCAATTAAATATACAGAGGGGTCTGCTGTGGATGCAAATTGAGGATACCTGCTAATATTACTCACTGATATCAACCTCTTCTAAACATTTCCCTATAATGAAGGGAGCGTCTTGAGCAAACGATATTTCGTATTGACGAGAATAATATGACCCAAGATTATACAACGTATGACTGAATTCAGTATTACCTAATACTTTTAGTGGGATGTGGATAAAATTCCCCCAAACCGAACTCCCATCATCTCTAAATCTAATAACAACTAAAGGTTCAGTATTACCACTATCCCCTATCCCTACTCCCATTTTAAATTGCAGTGTTAATGAGTATGATCGTTTTCTTTTATTCGGATAACCGTGATCTATATGACCTGTTACTTTTTTAACACGTATTTGGTTCCCGTTATCGTTAAAATTAGATACATCTAGTTTCAATATATCGTCAACTAAATAACTCCCCACTAAGTGCTGATTCCAGTCTCTAGCGTATATGTAGCATGATCCTAAATACCTTTTGCGAGTATCTACCGAAGAATCATAATATGTTTCTTCACTCCAATAATTTTGATCTAAATTATAAATTAATGTTCTTTGTTCTGTAGGAAAAATATATCGTATCTTATTTTGTCCATTGAAAAATTCATAATCAGCCGTACAGTCTGACACAGTGTCAAAGCCCTGAATTGTTCTATCATAAGACGTGTTTAGGGTTTTATGACTATTTCCATCTAAAATAGTTAATTTCCTCTTATCGTCAAAAAAATAAATAATACCATTTACGTTTACTGTACAATATTTACTCATAATGCCACGCTGTATGGTCCATCCGTTGATTCTGGAAAAGGGACTTGCTCCGTCATTTGCCCAAAATTCTATTGATTGTGTTCCCATTAAAATGATAATTCGTTTATTTACATATAATGCAACTAAATTATCAGGCAAAGACTCTGCTGTAAAAACGTCTAATGCGCTCCATGTTGTAGGGGAAGAAGAAAAGTCACAAAAATGAAATTTTCCTGTATTCACATTGTTTGCGAGTAGATATTGATCTAAAAATGCAACATGGGTAACGGCTGTTGGCGCATCTACATCTGTGATGTAAGCAGTATCCGCTGTCCCATTTGAGTACACCATTTTTCCACCATTTGCAGCAACAAAATAACTGCCATTGTCAGCAAAAGTAGCCCTACCACTTGATTCTATTTTATCTCCAGTATTAGTGATATTCGCCACAGTACCATTTGAATCAGAGACTTTGTAAATAGACCCGTCAGAGTTAAATAAAGCTACTCCTGTCCCGTCCCACCAATAGCCCCCATCAACCGTTTTAAATGAACCTAATTTAATATAAGAACTTAAGCCAGGACGTTTATTTGTATTCCCCAACTCATCAATATATCCATCTAATAATTCTTCTGATAACGTATCTAATACCATACCATCTACATTTTGGTAGGGGGGTGAATTTATAGGAACGTTAAATGTTTTTGGCATTTTTCTAATCTACCCAAATTTCGCCAGTAGAACTATTGTACTTGAGAGTCCCATTATCGGTCCCACTCGTCCCCAAACTCGGCATGTAGACTTTGCCTGCGTCGTCGATTCTCATTTTTTCAGTGGGGTCAGCACTATATGTACTAGACGTTTTGAATATGAACGCCCCACCGCCCGAGCCATCCCTCTGACCAACCAACGTAACGCCGTTAGTAGCACTCCCACATAAAAACCGAATTACTGACCCTTCGTTTGTGCTACCTAAATTATTTTCGAGGGTAATAGACTCGACAACGGAACCAAATGAATTATTTTTAATATGAAGTCTAGTGTCTGGACTACTCGTCCCAATCCCAACGTTGCCTGCTGAGTTGACTACAACATCGGGAGTCCCTCCATTAACGGAAATATTAAAGGAAGTCTGAGAATCATCCCCGATATGATAAAGTCGTGTCCCAGACGAGCCACCCCCTTTATTTGCCATCAATTTTAACCCTGAAGCCCAGTTTTCACCCTCGCCCGNCTGATGACCTAATTTCAATAAATCATAATTTTCAACATTGTATATAGCCCCAGAATCACCTACGGTCGAAGTTGTTGCCGTTGATAGAATATCTAACTTTGTTCTTGGACTACTCTCACCAATTCCCACGTTCCCGTCTGAATCTACCCGCACTGCTTCAGAACCGCCAACGGATATAGCTACCGTATCGGCTGCGGGGAATAAGATCCCAGTATTTGTATCTCCAGTATTTGTAATTGATGGAGCAGCAGCGCTCCCATCAGAGAAACTAGAAACGCCTGAAACAGTTACACTACTCAATGTCCCTAAGCTCGTAATATTAGCTTGGGCAGCAGTTGATAATGTTCCTGTTAATGTGGTCGCTGAGACTGTTCCTGCTACCGTTACTGTTTGATCTGTTAATGTAATAAGGTCAGTGTCACTCGTATGCCCGATAGTTGTTCCATTAATGATTACATTATCTACTGTCAAAGTACTTAATGTCCCTAAACTCGTAACGTTTGTTTGTGCAGTAGTTGATAACGTCCCTGTTAATGTGGTCGCTGATACCGTCCCAGCTACGGTTACTGTTTGATCTGTTAATGTAATGAGGTCAGTGTCACTCGTATGCCCGATAGTTGTTCCATTAATGATTACATTATCAACTGTAAGAGTACTTAATGTTCCTAAGCTCGTAATATTAGCTTGGGCAGCGGTATTAATTGTTCCTGTTAAATTTCCTTCAAATGTCGTAGCAACAACTGTTCCTGCTGTTCCTGAAAACACTTCCGAACTATTAGAGGCATCAGGGATAAACGTGAATTTACCTGTCGAGTCGTCAAAACCAAAGAATCCTATTTTAGCAGCAGATCCATTATGCCATCTAAACTCAACCCCTCTATCTTTATTGTCATCTGATCCTGGGGCGGTATCCCCACCTAGTGTGAGAATCGGGTCATCAATAGTAACTACCGTTGAATTAACCGTGGTGGTTGTCCCTCCAACAGTTAAGTCCCCACTAACCACTAAACCTCCTGTAACTGTCGCTCCTGTCTTATCAAGGGTAAGGACATCATCAATTGACCCATCCGCACCATCAGCGACACTCCAAATTACTTGCCCTTTTTCAGTCCCATCACTGACATCAAGTTGTTTTATTCGTAAACGAGCAAATGGCGCTTGTTGATTATTGTCATTCTCTGCATAATAATCGATGTCATAATAATCATTATCAGCGGGTGAAGCAGATGTGCGATCATAACGCATTAATGAAGTACTCGCTCCATCTTCGTTTTTTTGTATTAAAATTGGGAGTGTCGAAGATCCCCCATTAATAATAATATTATCGATAAATAAGATTTGGCCATCTAACGACAAGTTATCGTGTGCCCCACCGATGCCCCATATCGAAGGTGTAATTAAATTTCTATTATCGTAAGTAACTGTCCCTGATCCCCTAAAAATATTATAAAAAGGAGCATCTATAGTCCCATTAATCGTTAATGTTTTCCCTGCTGCAATCGTTGTATATGCCCCAAAAATATATTTAAGATTTATGTTGCTTGGGATAGTTAAATTATCAGAAATATCCCAATTCCCAGGTGTTAAAAATATCGTTCTATCCGCTCCTGATGCTGATGTAATGGCTAAAGAAATTGCATTTTCATCTGTTGCCGTACCATAATCTGATGCATCAACTTCATTATCTGTAGCAGCAGCGCTTGGTGTGAATGTTAGGTTTTCTGGTGTTCTAATAGTTACGTTATCCGAATCTGCAATCTTCACGGTATATGTTCCGTCAGCGAAAATCTCGGCTGTCCCTGCAACTGTTAAAATCACAGGGTTAGCGCTTACTGTATCCTTCTCTGAATCTACCCACACGGTTTTAAGCGTGGTTCCGTCAGTAGCATAGAAGTACACTTTTCCTTGACTCAAAGGCGCTCCTGCACTATTGGTAAGTCCTGATATTAACATGTCTACTTGTTTTGCTTGCGCCATTAGTATCCTCCTAAATTAGGGGTAATATATAAAGATCCTGTCTCATGATCTTTTTGTTCTGCGTTTTTACGTGCGGTTTCAGCTAAAAAAACCAAATCCTTAAACTGCTGGCCTGTAATTCCTCTTTGTGGGGCTAATTCCACAGCTAATAATTTAGTTAGAGGACTAAGCCATTCTTGCGGAAAATCAGGATTATCTGTTGCCGAATCCATATCGTCAGAATATTTATACGCATTAAATTCAAATACATAATTTGTTGCTGAATCGGGATACGGATATAAAAATAATTCTGGAGTTGATTTTCTTTTAAACCAGAACTGAGTGGGGGCAGCAGTGCTATTTGTATCATATCTATTAAAAAATTCTTCATTCGTAATCTTTGTAATTTGAGAATTTGTCTCTGAACTCTTGTCCCGTCTTAACCCATTCTCAATATCAATAATATTAGTGTCTAATTTAGGGTTACAGATTGAGGTTTGAGCTGTACCATCTACCCATGTAGCGCCAGAAGTGGTAGTTAATTCCTTCCAAAAACTTAAATATTGTGACCCTGTAACAGGTTTATTTGTGGTTGAGGCTGTGTGGTTTCTTATACACTCATAATCAACGCCATCAGATCCCAAAACAATACTTGATGCCGTTAAATTAACTGTAATTATTTCTTGGTTCCATAACAGAAGACCTAAATTCTTCTGAATCATATTTAACAGTTTACGCCCTGTACTGTATTGACCTCCTGTTAGAGTAGCCCCATCACCCAATGCATTTATGCTTTTATATGCTAATTCAATGATCTCATTTGTGATTAAGTTAAAATCAGAAGATCCACTAATTGCCATATTATCAACCCTTAAATACCCAATCTAAATTAACAAGGAGGTTTGCTTCAATCTCAACTTCCCCTAATTCTTCAATTGGTATTGGCTCAAATGTTAATTCTATTTCTTTATTACATAACTCATCTAATTCTTTTTGAAGCTTACTTTTGTTTTCTGGGGAAAATTTATATTGACCTACTTCACCTTCTATTTCTTCACCATAATGTTTAATCCGTTCATTTTGTGTTTCAATATATTGGGAATATTCTTCATTAACCTGCTTAATTATATTTTTAATTTTGAATGACGTGAGTGCTTTTAACTTTAATCCTCCTAACATATCCAAATATTCTTTTGAGGTTTTTATTGTCATTAGTTTGGTCTTCATAATAGCTCCTTAATCATTCAAATTTAAAATTTCTAATTGGCATTTTATATTTTCTTTCATTATCTCGAACCGAGGGAAGATCAAAGCAATTTTTGCATACAATCTTCCCTGTTTGTGGTTCTTTCTTTAACTGAGACATTAAATAACCCTCTACGGCACACCGATCACAAGCACGTTTATAATCAAACAATCTGCCTTTTTTGCGATTCAGTTCTAAGTTTTCGTATAAGGGCATTTACAATTATGCTCCAGGGTTTCCGTAGATAGATCTCCAATCGTAACAACCTACTCCAAATCGCATGTAAGAAGTCACTTCTTTTTGCATTGATTTGTTGACATAATCATCCTTAATTATTGGAGATTGACGAGTTTGAAAAACTAATCCTCGTTGACTGGTTCTAATGAAAAATGCATCGGCATCCGAAATGTCATTCGAAACAATATATCCTTTAGGAAACATTTGCCCACCAGCAGCTTGTCGTCCAAAAACATTGATATCATTGTTAGCAGAACCTACAGTAAGCTCACTAAATAATAGTTTTTGAGCAGTAACTGCTTCTCCTTGAGGTACGATTAACAATTCAGGAGTTGCCTGTATTTTAAGTCCTCGTGGGTCTACAAATGATGCGATGTCATTGATAGCGGTAATTAGCGATGCTTCGCTTAAATCAGAAGCAGAGGCTGCGGCGTTAGACCCTGTTCCATTAGATCCTGACAAGGTGTGATCTGTAGCACACATTGCAGAACCATCAGCTAATTTATCTGCTGTAGCAGTAGAAAAAGCTGTGTTTAATCGATTAATCGCAATAACTTCCATTGTCCTCCCAGCAGAGGTACCAAGATCAAGTAAGTTTTGCTCTATTCGTTTATATTTGTTATCTGCAAGTGCTTCATGAGATATTAAATAACGCAACGCATATGCGATATTCTCAATATAAGTCTTAGGACCTTGGTTAGGTGTGTCTAACGAAGAGATTTGGCCTTCAGCTTTAACTGTGTGCAGACCAAGTCCACCAAGTTCTTGATGTGTCTCAACTTCGCTGTCAGATGTCTCTAAATCAAAAATCTTCTTATATTTATCTGGGTAATTTGTATATCCTACCCCAAATAGTTCTTTTAATCCCTCTATTAATAGAGCCGGATTTGTACTTCGTGTAATTGACATTTTTTTACTCCTTCTTTAGTCCTTTAAATTAAACGCTAGTAGCAGATGTAGTTCCTGTTTCAGAGAATTCTACAATTAAATCAACGTGAGCTTCGCCCCATGCGTTATCTTCAGCTGTTTCTAATTTCCCTAAAATTCGTAACTGTGTGCCTGTTCCAATATCACTTGCATCCAATTCATATACAGAAACACCACTCGTTGTAGATGCATTCCCAGCAACAAAATCAGCCGTTGCGTTTACTGCTGTAGCTGCGACAGTTGTTCCAGTGTCAGATTGTATAACAAACTTCCGTCCTGGTGTTATAGGAATTGCGTTGACTGTACCCGCTGTAGAAGCAGGAAGATAAGCGATAGAATTACCATCAGAGTCTTTAAAACCCCATGCAATATATTTAACTACTGAGGCATCTCCTGATTCGGCTCTACCATATCCACCATCTGCTTCCATTTCTAAAGGATCACCCTTCCCTATTGTTGTAGCATTAGATGCATCAACACTTACTGGGAAAGTAGGTCCTTCTTCAAGAGGTCGAAACCCTTTAGGGCTATCTGCGTTTGCCATTTTTTACTCCTTATTATTTTAATATTCACGTTCTACTTGTATATGCCCCGCACTTACACCCCGACTAATATTTTCAATCAAAGGACGGCGTTCATAATTGATTTTTCGGATAGCGTCACGAGTGTCTATATGTGTCTTTAATAAGACATCATTTCCAACGATAATACGGCCATCTGATTTACTTAACATTCCAACATTAAGATGTGAAAATTGTAAATCAAAGTCTTTTATATCCTCTTTTCTAGCGTGTTCGTATCCCATACTGAGCCTGCGAGGGACCTTAGATTCAGAAGCCCAATAGCTAACTAGCTCTGGGTTTTTAAATTTAACATTCCTAGACCCGCTTAAATTACGTTTCAAGCCATCGATATCTATTTTTTTCTTTGGGGCAGATGAAATAAATTCATCCGATGTGGCAGTGGAATCAGCATTCTCTACAATTTCTGTTTTTTTCTGCTTAGGTTTATTCCACCGAAGTTTTTGTGTCAGGGATTTAGCTTCGCTAGATGATAAAAGTATATCTTTATCACTCCCATCTACTAATAATAACTTATAACACTTTTTTTTATCATTGTCAACCTCTTTAGTGATAATTTTTCCGTTTTTATCCTTTTGAGAAACAGCTTTATTAATATCCGAGAAATCAATACCCTCTCCATCAATAATAATATCTTCTTTTGTAATTGAAACTTCCATTTTACATTGCCTCCTTTTTCATTATGTTTTTCTTCCATTTAATAGCTAATTTTTTAATATCTGATTCGGGCATATTTGGATCTATTGTTCCTGCAACAGATCTTGCATGGTCCAATTCACTTCTCGTAATGGTTATAACGTTACTATTTCTTCTCCCAATAGTGCTTGGGGCTTCCCCAGATACATATGATTGATATGGGTTCTTTTGGAACTCTGGCATAGTATTTGTTCTTCGTGCTATTTCATCTAATTTTTGGTGGTCACTGAGATGAGATAAAGCAGGATCAGAATATACCTCATGGTTAATTTGTCTCGCCGCATAAGTTTTAGCCTTCTCAACTCCAAACCAAGGATTTTTAGATTTAAAATATTCTTCTGCTTGCTGAGGATCAGATACAGTCGTATTTGCTTGTGGGGATGATTGTAACTGTCGCATCATAGCCTCTTGCGCTCTAACAAACGCCTCATCATCTCCGTCCTCACTCGCTTTTTTCATATCTTGCCGTATTTTTTTTAGATCTAATTCATTTTGAGAAGTCATTTCTTTTTGAGATCGGCGACTCTCTTTTGATTTAAGGGACTCTATCTCTTTTTGCAATGATTCTACTGTACGACTAAGTTCTCCTTTGTCTTTAATTAAACCCGTAATCCTCTTTTGGGTCTTATTTTTCATTTTAGGGTTGATTAATTTCTTGGCCTCTTCAGGAATTTCCTCTGTTTCAGAATTTTCTTCCGTATCATCAACCACTTCAATCTCATCAGACTCAGATTCTTCAACTTTAACTTCAATCTCTTCTTCTTCAATATTATCTTGTAACCCACCTGTTAATTTTTGGTCTATCATTTTTAACTCCTATCCTTATATAACAAATTCATTCTGTGTAGGCGTATAATCTTCATCAACCTTAGCTATAACGGAATAAATCGCATCCTCCCTCAAATAAATATATTCTTTCCCATTGTAAGTTCGTATCGACATTGTTGATCTGCCAAAAGTCACATAATCCCCTGGTTTAAAATTATCAACAGAATCACCAACTGCTAAAACAGTCCCCTCAAACATTTCAGCGGTGCCCCCTTTACTTGCAATATCTGGTATGATAATTCCTGATTCCGTTTTCTTTTCAGCTTGTTTAACCACAACATGATCGTCCTGAAGTCTTACAATAGTTTTCAATTTAATCCTCCTGATTTTTTTTAAATTCGTTTACTTCTTCTAAGACCTCCTCTAACACATTGAAAGCGCCGATTCGTTTCGAAACTTCTTGTGTAAATTTTTCAGGTTCAAACTCATAAGATGTTATTTCGTCTAATTTATGTCTTTTTATATCTTCAATTAACCCAATTACAATTTCGGTATGCGGGGATTTAAACCAATCAAACCAATCTAAATCCGAACCCCTTAAATGTAATTTTTCTCTTTTATCCATAATTTAAGCCGTTGCACCTCCTTCTATTTTTTTTGCAGCATCCTCATAGTTCTTTGCCTTTTCCTCAGAAGCTAGTCTGTTAGCCTCGTTTTTCTGGGCTTGAATAGCTGCTTCATTTTCAATGACTCTTTGGTTATCAGACGCTTTAATAGCTTCTTCATAAATCAAATCAAGCTCTTTAATTACGCTAGGGGATTCGCCATACGCTTCAAGAAATCGCTTATTTGCCAAACTCACTGCCCTTGGATCGTTTTGCAATATAGGATCTTGCTTCACTATATTTAATAACGTCTGCGCCTTTGCTACAGTCTGATCTTTACTAATAATATTGGGGTCTGACACGGGCATAATCGAAAACTGAGTTTTATAATCATCCCTAGCAATTTTGATCCTATCTGGGTGGTCGCCCTCTTCAGCCGTTACGCCTATATACTCAACGGGATCTAAATATATTGAATACATATCTTTGATTGCCTGGAACTCTTCCCCTAATGAAACATGTACGGATTTTTGAATATCTGTGAATAGCTTTGCTCCTTCAGAGACAGCTATGCTTGCTGCTGTAGCCGTCGTATCTGATTTAGGCGCCCCACCAGAAAAAATCTCAGTCACAGTGGATAAACTATTCGCTTGATCTTCAACAAACTGTAATAGACTTAATAATACTTGTGATGGAGGAGGGGGTGTTAATGGGAAAATTGATTTTCGAATATCGTCAGATTTAATATTTGCATCTGCAAATTCGCCCGGCTGTAAACTCAAATGACCCGATTTCATGCCACTGCCTTTAGCTTTAATCCCTGAAAATACGGTAGACCTCCAACCTGCATCTAACATTATGTTAATTGAAGAGTTAGCGGTGCTTGCTAATCCCATCAACAAGTGGCCAAAACCATATCCATATATCGTTTTGTCATTTTGGATTAAGGTATATTTTGTGAAATAATTTAAGGGTTCTCCTGTTTCGGGATGCGAACGGCGTGTGATACGAAGGACCTCTTTGCTTTCATAATCAACTGTCACAATATAAGGTTTTTTATATTTATCTTTTTTTAATTGGAGGTAAGTATGTTGCTCTAAAACATGCCTTGGCGTTGTAACATCAACCTCATTTGGGGATGTTAAACCTATTGATTCTTTGTGTCTCTGTGTCTCACTATCCTCTGTAGAATCAGAAATAGGGTCTAATTCACATTCACGATAAATACCTTTTCCTTGTTTTATCTTTATTTCATTTTCATTTTGATGTAAAACGTGAGTATATCTATAGCAATCGTCTAAATCTTTTGCGTAATAATTAATAACAAAATCTTCTGGTAGGATATCCGTAGATACCACTTTCTTTTTAATAGAATCCCAATATACTTTCCTAAACGCAGTCCCATCACGGCCTAGTTGGAATGCAGTGTTTCTGAATGAATGATAAAAGCTAGGTCTTCCATACATTAATTTGAAATTTAAATGCTTTTCAACTCGCTTACTTAACGCTTGGGATGTAGGACTATTATCTATAGGATCAATTTTAATTAATTTTGCATCTGAAAATATATTTAAGAGCAATCTTGAAGCAAATTGTATTGTTGCTTTCATTTGAATAGGTAATTTTACGTTAGCTGAATCAGGATGAGGGAAATTCTTTGACTCTAATTTAAGTTCAAATAGCTTATTATAAGCGTCTCTACTCTCTTTAAGTTGAGAAATAGACTTTAAATCTAAATCATAGCCATCACATGCCTCCTGACCAATCTCTTTTAGTTTTTCATCGTCAAGTTTTTCTGCTAAATTCTCAAAAAACAACGATTCTGGGTCTGCTAGTTCACCCATTTTATCTTTAGGAGCCTCTTCCACTACCTCTTCATCTTCAACAACTACTATCTCTTGCTCAGCCATTTTTCCCTCCTTTCTTTTCAATATCCTTCTTTTTCTTTTTAGGTCTTCCAACCTTTGATCCGTATGTTCCTTTACCGCATGGCATGCTATTCTCCTTTTTTAAGCATAAAAAAAAGGCACAACTACTCGATTATCGAATAATTGTGCCTCTTGTTATCTTTGGGTCTAAGACCTAAGTTCCTGTGGACTAATTTATGTTTTATTTTGTACTATTTACTTATTTTTCACCCTCTTGTACACTTGCTTTTTGATATCAACCGTGAAAACTATACCATCCTTCACAATGATGGATACTGTTCCGTTCCTTATTTCATTTTCTTGTATTGCAGTATAAATGTCAAATTCACTCATTTAATACCCTGTTATTTTATCCCTATCCTCATGTCCAGGATTATAATATTCTTCCGCATAAGGCTCTTCCCATTCAGTCCCTAATAAAGCAAGTCGGTATAAATTCTCACACATATCATCGTCTTTCTTAGACGGCTTCCCTTCTTTGTCATACATCCAATTCAGGCACTGCTTAACGGTTTTCCCTAAATCTCTAAAGAAAAACAACATAGGGATCTTATTAACCGTCATTAACAATGAATTGATCGTAATGACCCCATCATTCTTCAACTTAGAACCTGACTCTAAATACATATCAAATCGGTTTAGGGCATTGTCTATTTTTGACCACGTTGAATGCTCAAAATCCTGCCCAGCAGTGTTACCTTTCGCCAAAGGGTCACAAATAACTCGATTTATTCTTAGCATATAACGATTCTTTTTTTGGATAATGCTTTCAGCTATAATGTCACCGTTACCTGACACTGTCTCCTCAAAACAAACATACTTTCTCCCATCTGGTGAAGTCGCTAAATATAAAATGTCATGCGCTTTTTGGATACCAATATCTATTGCAACATCCACCATCCAACTTGAAGGTATGTCAAAATTCCTTTCAACTACATGTATTTCTCGATCCATATTTAGTATTATCCCTGACTTGTAACTAGGAACTCCCCTTAATCTAGCAGACCTCTCGTCTTCTGTAAGTGTCTTTGCGAACTGATCTACCCCTGCCTGTGTAATACCAAATCCTACATTATCCTGAATATCACCTTTAAAAAATATTGTTGATTTGTCTAACTGGCCATTCTCATCTACACCATTTACAACATCTTGGTCGATCCACGCCTCTTTCAAAAGAGTCATTGCGAATATTTCTATACCCTGAAAATCCACAAGACCCCTTGCACACGCAATTCTATTTTGGCGCTTCGGAGGCTCATCATAAATAATTATATGACCGTTCCAACCCTCAAATAATTCACTTTCTGAACTATTACTCAATATCTCAATCGTACTTCCTGATGGATGAGTCCATGTAGCCTCAACCCCTTGCCCGTTTTTCCTAGACTGGAACCCCCAGCTATGAGGCCATAGCTCTTTTATGGTTGAAATAATTACCGTTTTGACATGTTTTTCCCAATCTTGACCTACTATCCGAATCTTAATAGGCGGTTCCCATCCTCTACTATTCCAAAACCATGTCCCCACTTCGTTTGGATCTTCCCAAGGAAAACATCCTCGTAATGCAGTCAAAACCGTAACCCCTGTACTGGAAAACGTCTTACTAATCCTATTCGCACCCACTAACCCATATATTTTGTATTTCGGGTTCCTTAACGCCTCAAAATACTTTTTCTGAATCGGATTGCTCTCCCATTTCCCATTTTTACCTAAATACCCTTTCTCAGGGTCATTAAAAAATAACAGCTTATTCTTTTTTTCGTATTCTTTTTGCTGTTTAATTAACGATTTTTTTTGTATATCTAGCTTTTCTTCCTTCGCCTGTACAGCCTCAAGCTCTTTTTTAATTTGAGCTATTCTCTTTGCTTTTTGTTCAGGCGTTAGTTTTTGTTTCATTTGTCTTCTAATAACCCATTCGTAGCCCAGTCAGAGATAACCGTTAAAACTGCATTTGAAATCAGTAATGACGGTTTTTCGACACCATTATCTGTTTTTAAGGAAACACTTTTATGAGTCCTTAACTTACCTTTAAATTTCTTGGCTTTTTCCAAACAACTAGAATTACTAATCTTAAAAAACTTAGATTCAAATTCATTTTCAGATAGCCAGTAACTATCGCCTTTATCAGGGGAGACTTTATATCCATTTTTATCTGGCAGGCTAAGATTGAGATCATCCTCACTAAATTCAAAGTATGTCATCTTCTCTGCCAATACTAATTTAGGATCACCTACGTATGTGTGTTTAGCCATTATTACTCCTAAATAGCCTAGAAAACCAAGGTTTATTTGTTTTTTCGGGGTTTCTTTTTAATTTCCTTATATCCTCTGATGCTTCATCTGTTTTTTTGTGTAATTCTTTCATTACCTCAGATGTTTCCTCTTCAGGATCTTCCTTTAAAAGCTCTAATACCCATTCATGGTTTGGGTCGGGGATGAAGATGAAATCGTTATGGTTGGTGCACCTATCTCTAAACTTAATTTCTCTCATCATTTTAAGCAACCCGTCCGTAAATAACCATCCCCCAGGGACACGAAGCCTTCCAAACGAATACCCCTTATACTTGTTCTTTATCCATTCCCACTCCCTCGGATAAACCTTACCTGGAATCTCTACCTTTAATTCTTTTTTACCCATCTACACTCTCCTTTTTAGCCATTAACACAAGCTCCCCTTTCCAAATTATTTCCTTATACCATTTTTTTTTGTCAGTCAAAAAAACCTGTTGGTACCCTTTATTTTCAACTCTTGGTACATTATCTATACATGCGAGGTATATCTTGAATCCAGCATTTTCAAGAATTTCTTTCATTTTACGCTCAGAATAACTTGAGTGTGACTTGAACTCCAAACTCAATTGCAGATCATTACTTAGGAATGCTAAAAACTTACCTTTTTCAAAATGTTCTAATTCTTCAATTTTACCCATCTACACTCTCCTTACAATATTCACAAAAAAATATCCCTGTCTCATCAGCCTCTTCTATCTCTTTTTGGCTGATACTTGCAATCGGAATATCTATCAGACACTCAAAGCATATTTTGGGTTGGTTCTCATAATCATAGGCCATGTGTGCAAGCTCCATGTAGTCCTTATACACCCAAATAACGTGATAACAAGATCATGCAATTTAATACGAAGTGAATACCCAAGAACGCAATTGCGTATATTGCGTACCTGTTTTTTCTCTTCAGAGATTTATATTCGCCTAAACAGGCCAGATATCGCTTATTTAAATATAATTTATTGCTATCATAGCTATGATAGGCTTGACCATTGTTTTTTGTTGCCCTGAGATACCTACGAATAGCCTCGGTAGCAGCGTTTTTAATTAAAATTCTCTCTCCCGATTGTTTTGTTTTTTCACGACAAAATTCCTTTAACTCCGCCCATAACTCATTATCCGTCACAAATGAAACCTCTATCTCTTCATTTTTTTCCATAAATACCTCCTATATGTCTATATTTTCTTCTGTCTCATTAATTCGATGGCCTAAGACGTTAGTTCTGATATTTCCTTTTACACAATGACAATGCCCTTTCTTTGACATCTCTTTCATCTCCCTATCTGGTGAGGGAACCATCTTCAGCCCAGCAACTAATAGGGAGCCATTCCCTTTACGGAAACATTCACGCAAAAGATTAAGACACTTTGTACAATACTGTTCATCTGAGCTAGTCATTTAACCTCTCCCTTTTCACACTCAGAAATTAAACGGCTTAAGTACCACTTTGCTTTATATAAATCTTCAATCCCCTTCTTCTTAGGGAATCTCCAAATATATTTTAAAATATTAGCCTTTAACGCACCTTGGAATTCATCTTTACTCATTGAGGACTTTATTGCGTCTATACACTCAACCTCACCAGACTTATAATGCGAAGGGTTTACATTGTCTTTTTTAGAAGTAGGGAGTCTATCACTGGCGATACAAAAGTAGCAGCTACAGTTTACATTGTCTTTTTTAGAAGTAGGGAGTCTATCCCTATTTTTAATGTGCATGTCATGGCACGCTATCAATAAATGCTCATTATCATAATCTGTGTTGCAATATGAACACGTATATACCTTCTTTATATCTGTATTAGTAGATTTCATGGCAGTATATAAATAGAATTGATGATAAAAAGCATGTTAATAAAATAATGTAATCTTTAATTGCAGCGTAAAGTAAAAATCGCATCCCAATAAATAGGACAAAGCTAATTACTGTCAGGACTAATATAGGAGTGATATATTCTCTCACTCTCTTAGATCCTCTGGGTAAATTAATTGGTCAGGTCCTTTGTAGCCTTCAGACCAACAATGGGAGACCCTTTCGTGGTTCTCTTCACAGGCTTTAGCTCCTTCTGCAATTTCATAACTTTTATCGCAGTTCTCACATAAATATACCGTAATTTGCTTTTTAATCATTTAGATCCCCTATATTTGAGTCCATTAAAGGATTTATTCTTACAATTCGGCAATCAGTATTCTCTTTATTCTTTTCTATTTTTTTGTCAATAGCATTTAATCTCGTTTTTATATTTTTTATATCTAAAACTAATGGCTCGATCTTAATAATCTGAATGATAAGTGATGCCAGAATCCCCAAACACATAAAAATAAAAACAATGTCAATCAAACTCATTTACTTCCTCCATGATAATGCTTCGCATAGCCACTAGATATCATTATTTCTGATAATGACATCCCGTTTACCAACACATCCGCTATAACCCTAAAATACTTGCCTCGTGAAACGTCCCTTAACTCAAAGTAAGTAGCTTCACTAACTATCCCTTCCAAATAATGCTTAGCTGCGTAGCCTAGTCTCTTCTCTCTTTTATTTCGGGTCCGAATCTCAGGAGTGTCTATCCCTTTTAACCGAATCCCTATGTTTTTACAGAAAATAGGCTCATTACAGGATAAATTAACGTATATAGTGTCCCCGTCATACACTCTCAGTACCTCAGTGATCTCAAGGGCTTGTATTTGCGTGAATACAAAGAATGTTAAGGCTAGTAGGAGTTTCATTTTAATCCTTTTAATAATTCTTGAGCTTCATTTATAGGTGTTTTATTTTACTAAAATTATCTGTATTTTTACTAAAAGAAATAATTTCATTATCATATAATGATTGGACATGTATTTTTTGATCTCTGAATAACGGTACCCCTTCAGAATTAGAAATAATATGGTTAAGTATTTTTAATTCAACAAATACACGGCAATATATTAAATTTCTGTCTGTCCGTATGGTAGGATATTCACGAAAAATAAATTTATTAATTTGACAACCAGTAGAACGTATGACTTTAACCATAAAATCAAAATGAAAAAGAAATTTCTCTAAGGCTTCTTCTTCTGATAAGTGCGCTAATTCATCCCAATCCTTCACTTTCTTCATTATGATCCTTTCTGGGTCATCCTTTACCCATTCTTCGGTACCAATATTACTTATAGTTTTATATGTAGGATGATTATTCATCCCCGAAACCCCATAGGGAGACCTGCCTGAGTACCCCAAAACAGACTCAATCCCATAGGTATCCTCTAAATATGAATTGAATTTATCTGGGCTAATTTTTATTTCTTTCATTTACCTTCCTCCTCCATTCCATCTATCCACGTGCGAACCGTTACAGCAGCTCCTATAAGATCATAAGAAAGTGCGTATAAAGGGTTGCTAACTGCACTCTCATGCCTCATGTCTGATGACACTTCTTTCATTAGGGATTCTAGGGCTTTTAGTTTGGTTATGAGGGTGGCCATGTTATATTTCCTGTCTTTGCACAAAAATTATAAATTCTTTCAGGGTATACTGGGTATTTTTTGTCTTTATCACGAATTAATTCCCATCCTCCACTACATTTTCCCAAATCTTTCCAATCATTTAAAAATTTAATTATTCTTTTATATATCTCTTTTTTTATCTTTTCGTGGTGGTCTGGGAATTCTAAAATCAATGGATCTTGGTCAATTATTATTAACCCTAGGTTGCCATTTTTTAATTCCATTACTCTCAATACAGGGTGGTCATATTTAATGCTCAGGTTTACATACTTGTCACGGGTTTTATTATCTTTAAATTCTATCCAATACCCATCTGCAATAGATTCAATTAGTATCACAATAAACCTTAAAGCTACTTCAGCAGCTTCCTCCTCTGTCTCTGAATGCTTAACTTGTGCAATGGCATCCCAAAAAAATACATCATCAATCCAATCAAGCACTACTCTCCTTCCAGTACTTAAAATAACGTAGTTCATTCTTTCTTGTAGCTGTTCTCTACTAAGCCCTTTTAATGCTTTTTTTAAATTTTTATTCATTTTGGTAAAAACAAATCGCAAAGCCAATACTGGATAAGGAAAGGGGTTGAGTACAAAGGTTATTGATAAATTCTATCATTTTAATCCCTTTTGTTTTTTAGCACTTAAAGTCATATCTACAAGCTCTTCAACTGATCCTATAGGAGTGTGTTTTTCAATTTCTTTACGGGAAAGGGCTACCCATCTTCCTACGTTGCAAGATTTAGATAAATCCCTAATACGACTGTAGTTAACGCCTTCTATTTCCCTTTCTTCGGCTACTGAGATGAATATATTTAAAATTATAAATTCTTTCCATTCGGTGCAATGGGTATCGGGGAAGTGATGTGACATTTCTGTGAATTTTATGTATTTTAATGAGTTTTTCATTTTAGACCCTTTTGTTTTTTTTCAGTTGTACTTGCAAATGTCTCATCCAGATACAAATCTATATTCCATGTTTCTTTTCCTGGGTCTCTAAAATTCTTGACTAAAAATTCCATTCTCGCTTTAACCATAGCAATGTCTTTTTTTATGTCATATAAACCATCGATATCTCCAACTCTCACACCTAATGCATGATTTAAGGGGTCTTCATTTTTATTTTCCTCAAGTAGATAATTTCTGACAACATCAGATAAGTTAAATTTCAAGCCCGGAGGGGATATTTCGTTACGGCTAACAGCTATTATTATGCGTTCTAGCTCTACAAAAGGGATTTGTTCTAGTTCAATATAATTAAAATAAGATGATATTACTTGTGATTTAAATTTAGTCATTTACTCTCCTTTTGTTTTTTTCAACTGCTGGAGGGTTCCATATAATAAAGCAAGAACCCTTACCCCCTCCCCCTCGATATAAAAGACCCCTTAAAATATCATTAATTAGGTAGGCCACTGGATGTAGTATCCGTAGTCCTTTTGTTATAATATGAGCGTAAGTATTCATATAATATGTGTTTAGCTAACCAATTANCTAACCATCCTCCTTTAAATCAGTTAATTCAGACTCTAAATACCTACGTTTATCAGTTAATTCAGTTTTACTGACATTAATCACATCAATCTTTTTTGTTACGTGTTCTACTCTGTGAGTAGCGTTACCGCCTAATAAAGCCTCTTTCTCTAAGGCTATACCACTACCTATCATTAAATCCTTAAATGATGCTTTATGGGCTTTCTCGTGTGCTAAAGAAAGGAATTTAGATGCGCTAGCGGTTAATCTTGACTGTAGATTGGCCTTTAGACGGTCCGATACGTCTTGGTAATCGATACTATCAACACCACCTTGTCCATTAACCCAAGCATGTATAGTACTCTTAGGAACACCAGTTATCTTGCTAATATCCCCCATTGAATAAGAAAGAGACGATAAAGCTAAAACACACTTCTTTTCTTCATCGGAATAGTTATTTTTAACAACAACCTTCTTCTTCTGTTCAATCAAATCAATAGCAAGATCAGAAATCTTATCAACTTCCACATT